AGCTGGAAGCTTGATCGGTGGCCATCTTATAGATCCACTCGATCTTTGACCCGAACTTGGGATGATTCAAGGAATCTCCCCGAAGCCAATGATAGATCTCGGTCATTTCCTCTTCGTGATCTTCCCAACCGGGATGCTTCTCGGTGAGTTTCGCCACATGCTCGTCATATTCCCGCGTTTTGCTCTCGACCTGTTGGCGAGCTTGTTGCTCCCTTATCGGTCCAAGGCTTTTTTGCACTGCTGCGCTGGTAGCTGCCGCTATCGATTGCGCGATGACATGAAGTTCAGGAGGCAAGGTGTTTTGAATCTCCTGAAGGATCTCTTGGGGGACTCCGCTTTGAGCATGGCTCGGCGTAGTGGGAGCTTGAGCATTCCCATTCTGGCCCGGCCGGATAAGCTGATATCCCAACTGAGCGGCCCGCTGCATCATCGTCTGCTCGGCGAAAGCCGGATCGCTATTGAAGCGCTCGACCAATGCCGCGTTTTCGCGCAGTTGCTTACGCTCCTGGGCGAACTTGGTATATTGGCCGTGCATTCGCTTCCAATGCGGTTTTAGCTCCTCGGGCAGCGATTGCGGGTCGATAAAGCTCTCTTCGGGTTGGGGCTGAGAGGGTTGGCCCCCCGGACCCTGGTCGGGATCGCCTTGCGTTGGTTCTGCCGGAGCAGGTTCACCGCCGGGATGGCCGCCGCTATCCGGTACTTCGCCGTGACTATTTAAATTCAGGAACTTTTCCCATAGGGAGAGTATCCAGTCCATTTTTCTTCTCCTTCTAAGAACCGTGAAGCATGCTTTGGCGCAAAGAGCTTTTTTTCTTTTTTTTAGCTCGATCTGCGCTGAATTCGCTTGCGCTATGGGTCGCGCCGCTCATCATGTTTTTGGTTTCGATAACCTGATCGCTACCCGGCGTGAAGGCCAGTCTTAGCTTGGTTCCCTTCTTGAATCGGAACCGGGTCCCTTGGGGCAAAGGCATTGGCCTCCTCCTTTAGCTCCTCGATCTTTCTTTCGGCTTGGCGCTGTTTAAGCTCGTTGATCATGCGGTCGATGGGCGCGATTTTACGGCAGTTGGCGCAGCGATAACCTTTGGACTGATTGACGATGCCCCCCGATTGGCGCCAGCGCACCTGGACCATGACGATGAACTCGCCCGAACCGCAAAAACATCTAAGCTCTTCCCATTGAGTATCCATCAGATCCAACGTCCTTTCTCGGAAACCCGCCCGCTCAATTTAATATGGTCAGGGATGGCCGGGGCTTCTCTGACTCCGGCCTTTTTCATGGCCTCTTCATGCTGTTTTTTGCTGGTGATGTAAACCGGCTTGTCCGCCAAATTGTGAATCCAGCGTCCCCTGCCCTCTTCGAAAAATAGCAGGCCCCGCCCAAAGCTCGGGACGGGAGCCATGCTATGATCGCAGATTTCACAAAAGATGGTTTGGCAACCGAGATCGTCGCGATGATGCTCGAAGACATCGCGGTGATGCCCTTCCAAGCAAACGAATTCATATAGAGGCATTGAGCGAGTTCTCCAGTCTAATTTTTCCTAATACGCCATTTTTGACCGATTAGCAAGGAAATTATTGCGGCGTGCCTCCGCCCTGCATAAGAGCCGTCAAAGTATTCTCGATCGGGTTGGGGCCGGGCCCGCCGCCTTGTTGATTATCGCCCTGGCGACCCGCCGTGGTTTGCTGCGCCATCATCATTTTTTGGGCCAAGGCGTTCAGTTCATCGACCATAGCCTGGGTGATGGTCTCATATTTTCTGGCCGTCTCCATGAGCAATTCGCGCGACAGAAGAAGCTGTGGAAAGGCGCCGATGACTTTGAGAAATTCAAACCACTCCTGCCGTTCGACATCCAGAGTGCGCGGCCGCACCGAGCCGGGCACGACCTCGACATCGGCCTCGAAAATGAGCTCGCTCCGGGTAGTCTTTACCCAATCCTGTTTTCCCAGCCGCTCGATCAAGATATCTTTGATGCCCGATAGCATGCGCAACATCAGCGGGTTCAAGCCGTAGACTTGCATCGCATAGTCTTCTACTTCCATATTGTTGAGGCCGCGGATCATGACGTACATGTCCAGTGTCATCGTGCCCTGAACGAGCTGGAGCATTTTACGCCCGGCCTTGCGCATCCAGCGGTTGACCATTTTGCGTTTATCAGCAGTTCTGGAGTCCGAGGCTCGTTCGGCAAAGGTGGCCTCGGTGGCCGAAGAGGCATTGGGCAATCCAAGCTTGGCGCCGGTCTGTCCGGTGATTTGGCGCTTGTCTTCGGTCAATAGCTGGATGTCTTTATACAGATCGGGGGTCTGGCCAGGGTCGGTCAATATGACTGGCGGATTTTTAATGCTCGTGATCTTGACCCCTTCCATGTCTCTGGTCGATACCAACGCCTTTTTCGCTTCCTCTTCGTTGTCAAAAGTCGATTCATCGTAATAGTATTTGCGCGCGCTCCGTCCGGCCCCGGCGGTGATCTGGGTGCGCCGGATATTGTATTCCTCTTGCACTGGTTTCCAGGCAAATACTTCGGGGAGCGGCCAGGGGCTCGGTTTGGGACCGAAGATCGGATTAAAAGCGGATAAAATGGCATAGGGATGATCTTCGATGCCGTCGGGCAGCGCTCCCTCGACTAAAAAATCTTCGAAGTCTTGGCCTTCGGCGTATATATACCACTGTTTGCGTTTGATATCGTAACACTCGCTATAACAAATCATCTCGTCGTGATCTTGTTCGGTCTCATAGCGGGTGGAATTTTTTTCCCGGTCGGGATCTGCGCTGTAATTGGATTTGAGTCTTTCCCGCAGTTCTTGGGGAAATCTCTCATCGGTTCTGGCCTCTTCCAAAGAGGTGATCACCTCTTCCCCGATCCAAGTCCATTTTCTTTGATCCGGGCCTTGATCCGGCAGCAGCATTTTGCGTGCATCGATCCATTCCCAGCGATACACCTCATCGGAGACGATAAAATTGGGCTCCATCACGGGTTGGCCGCTATCGGGATCGAGCAGCAATTGGGGCTGGCCGGTCTGTCGATCGAGAATCGGCGTTTGATCGGCGTTATGCATGAAAACCGGCTTTCCGGCGCGGGGATTGGGTTCCAACTTGGGATCAAAGATCACTTTGAGTACGCCGAGGCGAAAATAGGACTGGGCGATGGCTAACTCGCCGGACTCTTCCAAGTTATCGTCATGGACTGCAATGGACTGGAGCACGCCTTCGGCCCTCATCAGTTGGCCGGTGGCGGCGGGCCCGGCGCTTTTCGGTTTGGCTCTGACCATAAAAGTCGGATTGGTAAAAAAGATCGGAGGCAACTCGGATTTGAGTGTGGCCAAAAAATGATTGAACACCCGGATGCCCTCTGTTTCCTTTCCGAGGTACATATTTTCAAGCTCTTTGAGTTTAAATTCGGTTTCCCAGTCAGAGCGCAGTTTTTTCGCCTTGGCGATGCGATCTTTCCACACTTTGACGCGATCTTTAGACGCTATGGTCGAATCTGCGTCTTGACCGGATTTTCCCGATAAGCGCCCGCGCAGTCTGGAGAACAATCCTTCGTTTTCATGAGCCATGGTTTACCCCTTGACCCCCGCGAGCAAAACTATCTGACGGGGTTACTCTGTAGCTTGCCATCGGAAGTCCCTTCGCTTGTCGTTGCATTTGTTTTTTCCACCAGGCTAAAGTGTTGGGTTTGAGCAAGGGCGCTTTTTGCGCCGCCGGGGGCGGGAACCGCCTCAGAAACGATTTCAGTGAATCCCAGGCGTGATTATCTTTGTCTACCAGCTCCTCGGGTTGATCGCGATGGAGGCCGACCTTTTCGGAGAATTGTTTGAATCTTTGCTGGCCAATCTCCCAGATGAGCTTGGGGCAGTTCCGGGTGATGCGATATAGCGGTTTTTGTGGATCTTTCCAGAAATGTCCGACAAGCCATTCGGCCACCGTGGTATCGCCTCCATATTCGGCTGGCTGGAAATAGACCCCGTTACGTTCGAAGATCCAGGCGGTGGATTTATTGGTTTTGTCTGACTGGGGGACATCTTCGGCCCAGATCGAAGGGTCAGCGATCTTGAAAATTTCTTCTCCGGCGAACGGATTACCTAGAAATCGCCGGCCGTCCTCGGCAGAGATATTTTCGCCTTTGATCATCTTGGCGATTTGATGGGCCGGGACGTAATTGCCGTAAAATTCCCACAATGTCACGATGTCGCCATCGGGCGATACCCCATGAACGTGGTAAGCAGCAGGGTTGCGCCAACCGTGGTCATATGAACCGTAAAGGCGATATCCATGAGGAACAAAAGGTTCGATAACGATTCGTCCATTGGCTTGCCATTGTTCCCAATTGGGGAAAAGCTTGGTTCCTGACAAGGCTCCATAGTCGATTTCCTGCTCTTTCTTCCAGCGCGGGGAGCCGATGCCGCCGGGATAGCGCATGGCTTCGCGCCGTTTCCAATCCTCGCCCGCGATCGTGCCTGGAATGCGCTGGGGATGGGCCGAGTAATGAATCCGCAGGACGGCTACCGTCTGATCTGCCAGGCGATAGGAGAACCCAGGCAGATGAGTCGCGGTATTACTCGGCCCATCCCCA